CAAACCAAAAGACTCAGAAGTATCTTCAAGACCTGGATCAGAGTTAGAGAAACCACTTCTTGTTGTTTGTGTTGCAGATACAATCGGAAGATTATTCTCAACAGCAAGACCACGAAGTTCTTCTGCAATTGCCTTGATATATGAATAACTGTTTACGTTTGCACCAGGTTTAATCCTAGATGAACAACAGATATTCAAATAGTCAATAAAGATAATATCAGGTTTGAAACTCTTTTTAAGAGCCAAGTCATTCAACAATGCACGGAAGTGTAATGAAGAAGCACTTGCAGTCGGATATTCTTTGATGATTAACTTGCCTTGTGTTTTGTTTTTGAGTGCAGAGAATTTACGATTGTAATCTTCTTTAGTGATTGTTCGTAGTTCATCTAAATCTATATTTAGCAAATTTGCATCGATACGTTCAGCAATCTTTTCTTCGGCCATTTCCATTGTGATGTACAATACATTATGACCTTGCGATAGACAACCAGCCGCAACGTGACACATAAACAAGGATTTACCAACACCAGTACCAGCAAGAGCAATGTTTAACGTCTTAACTGGAAGACCACCTTTTGTAATCTTGTTAAAGAGGTCGAGGTCGAAACGAATGCGAGATTCTACTTTGTGATATGAATCATACCGAGAATCAGAATCGTTGATATAATCATGCCCAATATTGTTATCGAATGTAACGCCAAGAGCATCAGATAGAAGTTGTGGGATTTCACCTTTACTTCTTTTACCATCGTCATCAAGAATGCCGACAGATTCCATAATTGCATTATAGATTGCCTTATCTTGACAAAACTTTTCAGTTTGTTCAATCAACCATTGACCTTCAGACTTTTCATCCTTACTAGAATGAATTTCTTTTAGGAGGTCAATTGATTCTCTTACTTGTGGTTCAGTTAAGGTTTTACTCTCGGTAAAATTAATTACGAGAGATTCGTGTGTTGGAAGATTTTTATATTTGTTTACAAAATCAAATATTTCTTTGAAAACAATCCGTTCGGTGTTGTCAGAGAAATAATCTGGTTTAATGAATGGCAATACTTTTCTAGTGTATACTTCATTATAAATCAAATTCTTCAGAATCGTTTGTTCTAATCTGTTCATTATATCGGTTATTAATAATTAATTCTGTGAGTATGTCACCCATCATTGTATGAAATTTCTCATCACTTTGCAAGCTGTCCATGTCGTGTTCTCCGGCATGAACAATGGTATACCCAAACTCAAGTTTAGGTATACCTGATTGCTGATTTATTCTAGCACCTGTGTAATGATAAAGAACACCATTATAATCACCGACAAGAATTCCTATGCCGGTGATATCACTATCTTTAAAGTCAACAAACTTAAAATGTTTATCTTCTTCAAGCTTCATTGGTTTCTTGTAAAAGAATTGGGTCACTTTCTCCCATAATGCTTCCATATGCAATCTCATACTTGTGTTTAATAAAGTCTTTAAACTTAGGATCTTTTAAAATTGGTTCCATGAAATCAGCAGTTGCTGTATCTGCAATACGTTTCTTCTCACCGACTTCACCTGTTTCTTGGTCTACCTTTGCATACCACCCATTGGTTGGTTTAACCACATGTCCGGATTCAATAGCAAGGTCAAGAATACCAGAGTAACGGCTGATACCACCGTCAAAAGATACAGAGATAGGGATTTTAGATTTTTCTTTGACATAACGAGACTTTTCTACATTAACAATAAAATGATAGCCAACAATTTCAGTACCATCTTTATCTTGTTGGCGACCAAGAATATAAATGTTGTCAGCAGAGTAATACGAACCTGTACCACCACCAACAATATCTTTGGGGAACATTCCGATTTCTTTGTATGTGTGATTAACAACAATCATTGGAATATCTTTAATAGTTAAGTGTGGTGTTACCATACGGAACAAACTCTTAACTTGTTTTGCACGACTCATGTCAGCAACTGATTTGCCTTCAAGTGCATCTTCAACTTCTTTCTTTGATGCAAGATTACCGATAGAATCTAGAATCACCATCAACTTATCACCACGTTCAATATTCTCAAACTGTTGCATAATATCAAACTTTAATTGTTCGATATTAGTTAATGGAGTATGTAATACACGATCCATATCAATACCAAATGTCTCAAAGTATTTTACTGGTGTACCAAATTCTGAATCATAGAACAATAAAATCGCATCTGGATATTTGTCCATATAAGATTTTGCCATCAACAAACTAAACGCAGTCTTAAAGTGTTTAGAAGGACCAGCCCACATCGTTAGACCTGGAGTAATACCACCATCTAAACGACCAGATAATGCCACATTAATCATTGGCACAAAAGTTGGCACCATATCTTTTTCTGTAAAGAACTTTGACTTAGATAGAATTGCACTATCTTTGATTGTCGAATTCTTTTTTAATTTCTCAAGTAAACTCATAGTATCTCCCATATATTCTTTCATTATACACTATTAATATCAACAAGTGTGGCAATCATGGATTCCACTTCGAATGCGGTACATCAAACACAAATGTAATTCTTGTGCAATGACCAACATTTTCAGTACCATGCATTAACTTGTTATTGAACCACAATAATGTTCCTGGTTCTACAATCACTTCTTCATCACCAACCATATAACGATATCGGCCTTGTATTGATAGATGATATCTATCTTTAGTTTGGTAATAAGAACCAATATCAATATGTTTACCTACTGTGCCACCAACTGGTAGAGATAAGAAACCACAACGAGCAAATTTTTTAAAGTTTCTTCTCAGAAATCTAATAATCTCGGTGTGTTTGTCAAACGCTGGTGTTGGTATACAATACTCAGTATCACCAACAAAGTCTTCAGCTTTTGCAACTGCACCAACAACCAATTGTAAAACGCCAGCCGGAATATCATCGTATCCTCTATCAAGTAAAGAACCAATACCTTCCATTTGTTTCTGTGCTTCCCAATCACTAGAATATTTCTCTAGTTGTGCCAGAATCTTTGACACATTAATACCAGTTTTAATGATGCGTATGTTATTCAAAGAAACTCTCCAATGTATTGATTTTCTCTGTAGACCAATTCATACAATCTAGCACAACTTTAATTGGATCAAGAAATGCCTTATTGAATTGCACATCATAGTCAATAAATTCATGTAGACCAAACTCTTGCGGTAGTCTTGATGGATAGGAAATGACTGTATCTTTAATTGGATTAGGCATTTTCAAATAGATGAATTTAATCTTTTCACCTTCTTGTATCAAAGGATATTTCTTTTCAAGTTTAAGAGCTTTAAGTCTTGCGTTATACAAGATTGCACCCTTAACATGAATTGGTGTGCCCTTCTTATATAGAGAAACAGAATCAGAATATTCTTTCAAACCATTCATCCCACGAGGAAATGATATGTCTTCAGGAGGCAATTGTTTAAATGTTTCTTTAAAGTCAGCAATAAACGCATGAATATCTTCTTCTGTTCCTTGCATCATAATCTTAATTGACTCACGCATCTTTTCACGAATGGCGGCAGGTGTAGAAGACTTAATCATTTCAAGACCCATGACTTTCATCTTTGGTTCTTTATATTGAACACCTTCATTGTTATAGATGTTTAGAATATAACGCTTCTTTGCAGTCCAGATACCTTTATCTGCAAGAGCCTCACGTTTCATTTGCATCTTTTGGTCAAATGCATGAACATATGAAGCAAGTTCTTGATAACTCTCATCAATATAAGGTTGTATCTTGTCTTCACAGACACGGTCCATGAAGGCGATAACTTGATTAACATCTGTCTTGTCCGAATACACCTTGTTAACGAGTGGACCAAGGCGCAAATAAATCGAATCTGTATCTGCGGCGATAACATAATCTTCTTCTGTCTTTAATAATTTATTTAAATATCTATTCAATTCACCTTCAATCCAACGAATAGATAATTGCCCGGCAAGAGTTACTGCAAGTGCCATTCTTAAATCATAGAATCGGAAGTACTTAGAGCCGAGAGCGCCATATGCGGAGTTTAATGAAACTTTCTTTGCAAGTTGCAAGTTATCGTATCTTGAAACTCTGTTATAAATCTCAAGTTTTTTCACTTCATCAGTTTCGTTCTCATACTCTTGTTTCGCCTGAAGCATTAATTTCTTAAACTTCTTGCGGTCTTCATACATTTCTTCTAACATCTTTGGTAAGAAACCTTGAATGTCAGTACGGAAGTATTGTCCGTTTGGAGTTATAGTCACATCTTTCAATTCAGATAAATCTAATTCTTTCTTCAACATCTTGTTTACATCAACACCAGATGAAATGATTTTACGCATATCATCTGTATAGTTTGATGGCTCTACAAGAGTCTCTGGTGAAATATTGTATTGCATCATCAAGTGCGGATACAAACTGTTCAAGTCAAACGAGGCAATCCAATTGTGTTTACCAACTTGTGGATCTTTTACGAATGCGCCTTCAAATGCTTCACCTTTAAACTTTTCTTCTTTTGGTGGAACAATAATGTTCTTATCCAAGAGATAGTTATATATCAAAGCATCCCACATACGAGTCTGTGCAAAGATATCTTCAAAGTTTGTTTTCGTATCATAGCCAAGAGTTAAACCCAACTCAATGAGTTTCAGTTTGTTCTCAAGTTTGAAAATCAATTCAACGTCTTTGATATTATAGTCAATAAACTTTTGAAAGTTTAATCTATACAAGGCATGTAGACTATCAAATTCATCATATGATAGTTTGTTTTCACCAATCTCTACGTTTGCAATATTGTCAAGTCTGTATGATTCTTGTGAACGGCCTCCTGGCGCATACCAACGATACAATTCAATGTAATCTAATACAGAGATACCAATCAAATCATATGCAATAAAGTTTTTGTTATTAACAGTAACATTACGACTATTGATTAATGACCATGGAGATAATTTCTTAAAGACATTCTCATCAAACAACTTTTGAAATCTATTGATAAGATATGGAATATCAAAGAACTTAATATTCCAACCAGAGATAACATCTGGTGCGTTCTCATGCCAGTAGTCTAGAAACTTCTTACAGAGGTCATACTCATCACGACATTTGATATAAGTTACATCATCACGTTCATTGTTATAATCACCACAGCCCCAAACATAAGTCATGCCGTTCATATACTTTACACAAATAGCCGTAATTGGTTCAGTTGCAAGATATGGATCAGGAAACCCATTTTCAGAACCAACTTCAATATCGATTACTGCAATAGAGATATCATCAATCTTCCAATCAATCATACCTTTAAATTCATCTGCAATAAATGAATAGGCAAAACTATTGTTGCCATAGATTTTGAAGTTCTTTACTTCTTCATATCGTTTAATGAAATCACGAGCTTCACGGATGTTTTCAAACTTCATTGGCTCAAGATATTCACCTTCTAGATTTTTAAAATCAGTAGGTTTATTAGAAGGCAAAAACAAAGTAGGCGTGTAAGCTACTTTTAACTTAACACGCCTACCATTCTTGATACCACGATAATAAATTGTATTGCCAAGAGAGGCAACATTTGTGTAATAGTTATTCATTCATACATTATATCAGAATTTAGGGATAGTAGAGGCAATTTCGATGCCTGAACCGAAAAGTTTGCTGTATTGATTTTCCAATTCAACGACTGGTGATGTAATACAAAGAACATCATTCATTTTGATTTTGATACCAGTTTTGAATTCAGTACAGAATTGTAGAAATGGAACAAACATCATGTTTGCACCTTTTTCACCAGGTTGCATTACAACCTGTACAGAGTTTGTAAGTGTGATTGTATCATTATCAATACAATCAACATCAGCCATAATAGTATGGTTGGTTTTAAATGTAACTAACTTAATTGACACGGACTCTGGCCTCCGCATCAATTACACCAATTGTCACCCAGCGTTTTGGGAACAACATCTCACGACTTTCATAATCGTGGAAGTTTAAATTTGGATCTCTCATCCAACCAAGAACCTCGACCTTATTGTCGAATTCACGAAGGTACAAATCGTACCTATCTGCCTGAGGCAGTTTATACTCATTCACCAGTTTTCTGGCAAGGTCACGAACATTCATATTCATCCTTTAATTTTACACAAGAGTTTATTATACAACAGAAGCAAGCACAAGTCAAGCTTATATGTGGCAAAGTTCCACGTTGCATTGTTTTAAAAATTCAATACCAAGATTATCTCGGTATGAATGCCGATAGTACACAGAGTTTATACCTGATTGGTAAATTAATTTAGCACAATCAAGACAGGGTGCATGTGTAACAAATATGGTTGCACCATCTGTAGAGTTAGTAGACTTAGCTACTTTTGCAATCGCATTAGTTTCTGCATGAAGAACTTCTGGTTTAGATTTGTTATCTGCATCTTCACATACATTAGTCCAACCAGAAGGCATGCCGTTGTAACCAATACCAATGATAGTATTATCTTTTACAATAACACAGCCGACATGAAGTCTTTTTGCTGAAGACAATTCAGCATAGACTTCGGCCGCATTCATGTGTGCATCAATGAATTTTTCTTTCATTCTAGAAACGCCAATGGTACTTCTACTTTACGCAATCCATTTGCATAGAAGAAGAATGGTACAAATCTTTCATTTAAAAAACCAGGATATCTCCATGGATTAATTTCTGTGCAGTTGTATTGTTTAACACTTTTATTTGGGAATGTTTCAGAACAATTTGCCCAAATAAATTCCATGATATCAAAGTACTCATTCACAAGTTGTTTGAATAAGTGTCTAGGTAAAATATAAACACATTCATAATTACAAATACTATAATCAGTAAACCACATCATATGTTTACGATAACTAGGATTTACAACTTGAATGCCTTCTTTAAATAGATTCCAATATTCAGGCAGTTGTGATTCTAAGTATTGATTCTCAATTGAATTATGCATCATACGATAACGACTACAAACAACATCAGCTGATTGTAAGTATCTTAATGCGGCTTCTTTTTGTGATTCTGATGTTAGTATCTTACATGATTCAATAGTAGATGGTACATGGAGTTTTTCACCCACATATCCAACACCTTGTTCAATCGCTAGATATCTACGATATGAACCGACACCAAGATATTCTGAATCAGTATCATTGTTTGCAAGATAGTAATCAGTTGCTTGTTGGCCAATTGCTTTGAGAAAATCAAGTTCATCGACATGTGAATAATAATGGCGATACTTACTTACAGTATTCAGTCCACTATTTACGTTGATGTATTCACCATTGGGACTTGGTGGATGCCATTCAAATGCACCACGACCTCCTGCATAAGAAGCCTTAACCCAACTTGAATCAAAATTGAAAGCATACTCTTTGTGAGTATGTATCATCATATTAATATTCATAATAATCCTAAATGGGGGCAGAGCCCCCACAGTTTAAGCTGTTACTTGTTCTTGAAGTAACTTTGGTTGAAACAGTTTTAGTTCTGATTCGATTTGAATTTTACGAGGTTTCTTGTGATCCGGAATAATATTTTCTAGACCAATACGAAGAATACCATCTTTAAATTCAGCACCACGAACTTCAATTGTTTCCATTAAACGAATTTTCTTGGTAAATGACCGTGTAGCAATACCACGATACACATACTCAATACCTTCTTTGTCTTTCTTTTCACCTTTGATGATTAGATTACCATCGTCAAGTTGAATGTCAATCTCATCTTTGCTAAAACCAGCAACAGCAAGTTCAACGACATAGTTATTGTCGGTTACTTTTACAATGTTGTGTGGTGGAAAAGATGGTGCTGGCTGAGTACCTTCAACTAGTCTTTCGATTTCATTGAATAGGTTATCAAAACCAACAAACGAAGGATAAAGTGCAGAAATGCGTGTCATATAGTTCTCCTATTAAGCGAGTTTAAAAAAATGTAACCCCGAAGGCGTTACAACATTATTTAGACAACAAATCAATAATCGTTAACTTTTTTTCCGATATTGTATTTTGCTATCAAGTCCCATTCATCTTTTTCTTTAAAAGATATAATCTTTATTTGATGCAATGGTGCTATGTTGTCAGTAAGAATCTCTGGATTGATAATCTTAACTAGACCCCATTCTTCTAACAAAACTGCAATTGCGTTTCGTCTTTGTATATCATTCTCAGATATGTTAGATGGCTTACCATCCAATGCAAATAGCTCTTTAAAATGTACAATATAATATTTGCCTTGCTTATGCAATATGTGGCAAGATTGGTATAATACTTTTTCTTTACGAGAAGATACACCAATTCGTGTAAGAGTTTCCCGAACCTTTAAAAAATCATCCTGTTCGTTGAGTGTAACCTCAACAAACTTTGATAAATCAACCATATCATTTCCTTAATCCACCGGTATCGGTTTGTTCTTTTAGTTTTTGGATTTGTTCTTTACTCAGAATCCGTAACGCTTCGCTGGCTTTAGAATTTGAATAGTTGAAGATTTGCTTAACACATTCTATATCTTCACCCTGTTCAGATTTCTTAGCCCACTTAGCAAACGGCCTCTTTTGAGACCTGACGGTATTTAGTAAAAAGTCATTCTGCAACTTCTTATCAAGGAAATGTCTACGATTCATCTCATTCGCATACAAGATACAATCTTTATGTTGAGAAAGACCACGGTTGATTAGAAAAGGTTCATACCCTTTCTCTGTGATATCATCAACAATAAGTTGTTTCTTGTTCTGAAGAATTGCATTCAGATAGTCAAATGGGTTCATGTTGCCATCCTTATCAAACCAATACTATCTATAGTTGTAAGAAGCAAGTAGTTAGCCAACATGCCAAAAGATTTCCGAGAATAAGCAGCCCAAGCATAGAGGCTACAGCCGAGGATCCAAACAGGATAGAGAGAAAGTAAAGGCGGATTGGGTACTGTAATAGCCATGGTAATAGAACACCCAATACTAATGCCCCAAGCAAGCAACTCAATGCAAAAACGAAACCGATTAGAATTCCAATCATTTTTAATCCATTCTACAGTAGGTTTAAATAAATCTATAATCATGTGAACTCACATTCTACCATAATCTCTGTCAAACAAGCAACAGTATTGATTTCATGGTCAGCAACAAATGCAGCCTTGTATTGGTAGTCAGCAAGAATTAGAACTGCTTGAGGAATAGACTGCGGTTTCATTACATCATATAATGAATCATATATCTTGCGATAGAAGATTGTTGAGTCAATTTCATGTGTTGCAACCCATTTACGAATTGAAGTAAAATCTTTCGACTTAACAAATCCAATAATCTCATCAATTGATATATCACCAATCTGTGCAAGAATGCCAGTATCGATTTTACCGAACTGAGAATATCTTTGTAACTCATTAATGATTCTACGAAAATCAGGAAAGTGTTTCTTGATTAACTCAGCAACAACTTTATCATCAAAGTCAATCGATTCACTTTGCAAAACTGTCTTGATTCGTTTAAAGAAGGCAGTCGCCATTTTGGCGTTCTCACCATTCTTTAGATTGAATTCAATTACAGCACAACGTGAGTGCAATGGTTCGATGATACGATTCT